GATGAAGTAAAGGAAACTACAGGTTCATTGGTTAAGGGTGCTTTAGGTATTAAAGAAGCTGCTGCTTCTACATTGATTGATGAGGAAGGCTTTGAAGCTTCTCCTTATGATGACATGGGTAAAGACTCAGTAGGTTATGGTTTTCAAATTGAAAGCCTAGAGCCTGATGAACGTGCTATGATTTCTGACATTAACAATGTTACAGAAGCAGAAGCAAAGGCAGTACTAAACGTAAAGGTAAGTAAGCTTGGTGATTGGTGGAATAATACTGTAGAAGGTTTTAGTAATCTACCAGAATCCTCACAGGTATCTGCTATTAGTATGGCATATCAGCTAGGTAAAGAAAACGTAGCTAACGAGTGGCCTAAGTTTATGGAGTCCATCAAAGAAGCTGGGCAGTATGCAGAAGGTTCTGCTGAACAGATAGCTGCACTTGCTAAAGCTAAGTTTAACATGTTATACAATGTAGCAGAAGATGGTGCTGTAACAGCTACTAAATGGGCTACACAGACTGCTGACAGGGCTATGAGAATGGCTGAAGGTATGGCTGCTGATGCTGCTGAGAACATTGAAGCTGCTGGTGGTGCTATAATAGAAAGCATTATTCCTAAGGCAGAAGCGTCTGACCTTAAACCTGCTATCATTGGTGAGAAGCCAGAAGCAGAGGCAGTAGCTGCTATTGCTACAGCTAAGAACCCTGCTGACGTAGCTTATCAGTATCTAGGTATTGATGAGAATACTGAAGAAGGTGCTGCTGCTGTCAAAGGTTTCTTTGAGAATGTTGTAGGTGATTGGAATCCTGACGAACAGAGTGTTGAAGATTTTGCAACAAGTAAAGCTTGGTGCGCTGCTTTCTTAACACAGGTTCTAAGAGATTCAGGCGTAGATACACGTAGCTTGCTTGGTAAGGATAAGTTTAACCAAGTACGTGCTGCTTCTTACTTGAAAGCTGGTGATGCTGTTGAAGCACCACAGGTACAAGCTGGTGACATTATGATTAAGATGCACAGCGCAGAAGACCGTAAGAAGTTTAAGCTTGGTGTAGCACACGTTGGTATTGTTGCAAAAGTAGAAGGTGATACTGTGTACTTTATTGGTGGTAATACTGGTGATAAAGTAGAGCTTTCTGATTACAACATGACAGAAGAAGATGTAAGCTTTAGACGTATAAAAGGCGCAAGCGATATACCTTCTGAAAGTCTACCATCTATGCTACAGTTAAAAGCTGGAAAGTATGGACGCAAAGCTATGGATAAAATTAGCAAAGGCTTTAACTCTATCTATGATAACGTATTCGGAGAATAAGAATGGCAACGCTAGAAAACAACTTGCTTGAGGGCTTGAACATAGCACCTGCTGACGTAGAGCGTTTACCTCTCGTCACAAACATGGATGAATCTGTGTTCCTAAAACAGCAGTTATTAGCTGATAACCAAAAGTCAAAGTTCTTTACTAGCTTGGGCAGTGCGATACAAGAAGAGTGGGTGCTGCCCACAGTCATTAACAACATGGATAGGATTACTGCACCTGCTGGTGAGCCTATTGACAAGTTTACACCAGACTTGGTGAGAGACTTAACAGAGGGACTAGAAGATAGTCGTGCTGTACGTGAGGTACTAGAGAACGCCCAAGTAAGTGGCTACTCTAGTGCTAAACTTATGCAGAAGTCTTACCTACGTACACAAAACAATCTACAACAGATTAACGCAGACGGTTGGTCAGGTATTACAGCTACAGCATTGGCAGTTATGTTTGACCCTGTTGAGTGGGCTGCTATCTTTGGAACAAGTGCAGCCGTTACTGCTGTAGGTACACCTGCTGCTGGTGCTGCTGCATTTCTTGCAGGGGCAGGTAAGCAAGGACGCAATGCCTATCGTACTGCAAAGGTAGCTGCGATTGGTGGGGCTGAACTTGCAGCCTTTGAAGCTATCAGGGCTAAGTATCGCTACGACATTGAAGCACATGACGTAATGATTGCAGCAGGTATTGGTGCAGGGCTTACAGGTGGTATAGATGCTGCTACAACAGCCTTTAGACGTGCAGGTGAACGCTCACGCATTGCTGCTAAAGTAGCAAGAGGAGAAGACCTAACACCAAACGAACGTCTGTTCCATGACCAGTACAATGTAGATGCTCTGGCAAACAAACTGATTGATAGAGAGCTACAGGGTACAGAGTTGATTGACGCTGTAGATGGATTACCTACACGTAGGGCAGCAGCTACAGAGGCAACAGCACAAGAAGTAGAAGCTATACCTAAGATAGCTGGCTTCAACATGTTTGGTCTACGTAACCTCATCTCATCAGGCGCACGTGCTGCTAACTCAGAACTAGGACGTATTCGTTACGCAGCTAGACTGATATCACAGAACAGCGCAGGGTACAAGGGTGGTAAGTTAGAAACTAACAACCAATCTGCATCTGAGGTAGCTGAAAGACTACAGCTAAAGTATAGAAGCAAGATGTCAGAAATCCTACCTAATGCACAGGCATTGTGGAATAGAAAGACAGGATTATCTGTGACTGAGTTTAATGCTTCTCTGTCACGTTATGTACGTGGCATTGACACTGACGTAGCCCCTGAGGTAAAGATGGCTGGTGATGCTGTAAAGAAGCTACAGAGAGAAATAGCTGAAGAAGCTGTGGCAGAAGATGTAGTAGGGTTTAGCATTGATATGTTAAATGCTAACAGAAACTATATGACACGTCTGTTTAACGATGACCAGATTTCTGCTCTACGTGTAAGACTAGGCGATGATGCTGATGACCAAATTGCTTTACTTGTTGAGAAAGCTATACGTGAGGGACAACCAGCCATTGAAGAGAATGTAAAGAACTGGCTTATCAAACGTAGTAACGGTAGACGTAAGGGTACACCTAAACAGGTAGCTGATTACATCAAGCGTATCTCTATGGCGTACACTAAGTCTATTACTGACCCCAAGCTTGGTAAGATGGGTCATGCTGGTGCTAACGAAATGAACCTGCAAGACTTGTCTGACATTCTTAAAGCAGGTAACTTTGGCGAAGATGAGATTGACGTACTGACAGACATCTTAACTCGTACTAACATTCCTAAGGCACACAAGAGAGCAAGAAATCGTATGGTTCTTAACGAGGGTGCTAGGATGCCCCTACGTAACGCAGACGGTAGTATTGAAGAATATAGCTTTAATGATTTGTTAGAACAGGATGCAGAACAGTTGTTTAACAGTTATGTATTTCAACTATCAGGTGCTATTGGCCTTGCTCGTAATGGTATTAACACCAATGCTGCTAACTCTAGCTGGGATAGTTTAGTCAGACAGATTAATGATGATATAAAAGCTGCCCCTGCACTAGATAAAGAAAAGCTAAAGGGCGAACTAGATGCCCTAGAGTTTATCTACGATGGTATTACTGGTAGACTACCACAACGAGAAGATATTAGCAATCGGACACGTGACCTTAACGTAGGCTTCAGAGCATACAGCTTTGCTGTCAATATGGGTATGTCAGGTATGTCAGCCCTTATGGAGTTGACTAACGTACTGTTTGAGTACTCGTTTAAGACTGTTCTTAAATCTGCACCTGAGTATAACAACCTGCTTGGTAAGTTAAGTAAAGGTCAGATAGATGAGAATGACCCCTTGATGGTAGAACTCATTGATGCCTTTGGTTTGGGTGAGGAAGTTGCACTAGGTAAGTGGAACAACGTCACACGTTATGACATGGATGATGTAGGTGTAACTATATCTCCTGAGAGAGCATGGGCTGACAAGAAGGGCTTTGGTGCTAGAGCAATGCAAGCTGGTCAAACTTTGCAAAAGACTGTAGCATACTGGTCAGGACTGACTAGCGTAACACAGGTTCTGCGTAGGATGAGTATGCACCACTATGTTAATGAATGGGCATTAAAAGCTGCTGATGGTAAAGTACCTTTCTCTGTAACCAAGCGTCAACAGCTTGGCCTTAGTGAGGACATGGCTGCTAGAATACAGACTATCATGCGTAGTGACCTTGTAGAGAAAAGACCTAACGGTACTATCAAACGTCTAAACCTAAAGCAATGGCCTAGAGAAGTACGTAACGCATTTGAAGCATCTGGTTTTAAAGATGCTAGACAGAACGTACAGGAAGCTAATATAGGCTCTACTAACGCTTTTATGCGTAGTGAGTTTGGACGTACATTCTTTCAGTTTCTAAGCTTTACTATGGCTTCTATGGAACAGCAGGGACAACGACTAGGAGTACGTGCTGTACGTGGGGACATGACTGTTGCAAAGATTTTAACATCAGCAGCAATGATGGGTGGTCTTATGTATGCTGCACGTGTACATCTTAATGCACAAGGACGTAGCGATGCAGATGAGTACATTCGTGATAACCTAAACCCTACACGTTGGGCTGCTGGTGCAATGTCACAGATAGGTGCAGCATCCTTATTTAGCTACATACTGCAAGTGACAACAGGTGCTATGAATGGTAATACTTATGCCATCACTCCACCTGCTTTCTCTATTGCTCAGTCTGTCATGCAATCTGGTAAGAACATTTGGGAAGGTGACTTAACTGAATCAGAGTATAGAACCTTGTTGAGAGTACTACCTTTGCAATCACTTTATGGTGCTAGACAGATTCTTAACGGTGTAGCTAACGAGTTTGCTAACTAACCTAAAGTTACATCATTGACTAAACACAGAAGGATAAGCAATGGCTTTTTCATATCAAAACTATACAGGGGATAACACGACTGACACTTTCGCTATCCCCTTTACTTTCACTGCTCAGTCTGAGATTAGTGTAACAGTAGACGGTGTGGCTGAAACTGGCCTGACTTTTCCTTCTGCTGCTAGTGTTCAATTAACCTCTGCTCCTGCTACAGGTACGCTTGTGCAGGTGCGGAGAACCACAGACCTTACAGCACGTTCAGTAGACTTTGCCTCTGGCTCAGTCCTGACAGAAGAAGATTTGGATAACTCTAACATCCAGACCTTCCACGCTGCACAGGAAGCTGTGGACAAATCTAACGATGGTATTACTCTAGGTGCTGACAATAAGTGGGATGCACAAGGAAATATTATTAAAAATGTTGGAGACCCTGTTAATAATACAGATGCTGTAAACAAGCAATTTATTTCTACAAACCTGCCTAACATCAACACAGTTGCAGGTATTAGCACAGAAGTAACAACTGTTGCAGGTATTGCTAGTGATGTCACAGCAGTAGTAGCTGACCAAGCAGACATTGGTATAGTAGCTACAGACATTACTAACGTAAACACTAACGCCACTAACATAGCTTCAATCAACACAAACGCTGCTAACATAACAGCTATTCAAAACGCATCAGCTAATGCTACAACAGCTACAACTAAAGCTGGTGAAGCTAGTGGATTTGCTGACGAAGCTGAAGAGTGGGCTACTAAAACCAACGGTATTGTAGCAAGTACTGGCTACTCATCTAAAGCATGGGCAACAGGTGGTACAGGTGTTACAAATCAATCAGGTGCTGGTGCTGCTCAAGAGTGGGCAACAAAAGCGTCTAACTCTACAGTGGATGGTACTGAACTATCTAGTAAGGCTTATGCTGTAGGTGATATGAACAGAGGTTCTGCTGGCGCACACTCAGCTAAAGATTGGGCAAGCTATGTATCTGGTACTAGTACAGTAGATGGTACACACAAGTCAGCACGAGCTTATGCAATAGATGCAGCTAATGCAGTGGCAGACTTTAACCAAGTCTACTACGGAACATACGCAAACGACACAGACGCTGAGACAGCCCATACAAACGCTGGAAACACTGTAGCTGCTGGGGACTTGTATTTCTCAACCTCTACAAATGCAGTTCGATACTACGATGGAACTAGCTGGACAGACATAGCGGCTGTCAATACTTCAAACTTTGCTACGGCTGGCTTTAGTATAGCCATGTCGATTGCCCTATAAGGATAAACAATGGCACAGAATTTTAGACGATACAGCCTCAATGCTGTCGGCACAGCAGCCGCAGATATTCCTGATGGGGCTAACTTTGATAGCTACGATACGATTGTAGGTATCCACATGACAAACATTACAAACAACGCAATCAATGTAGACTGCTACATCAACGATGGAACTAACGATATCTATCTAGTCAAGGGTGCGCCTATCGCTGCTGGCGGTGCGTTACAGGTACTTGATGGTGGTGCAAAGGTAGTAGTCCAATCAGGTGACAGGCTCTGGATTAAATCAGACACAGCAAGTTCACTAGACTGTTGGGTATCTGCTGTTGATGCAATCAGTTCATAAGGAGTAGACAATGGGATATGTAGGTAATCAAACTACAAATAGTTACTCCTCAATGGACAAACAAGTTATCACTGGTAACGGTGGTGCGTCTTACACACTGACCCACGCTGTAGCTAACGCCCAAGAGATTGAGGTGTTTGTAAACAATGTGCGTCAGGAAGCTGGTATTGCTTACACTGTGGCTGGCACTGCACTAAGTATGACAGGCAATGTGGCAAGCACAGATGACTTCTACGTTATTTATCAAGGCAAGGCATTGCAGACTGTAGTGCCACCAGATGGTTCTGTAAGTACAGGCAAGCTGGCTAATGGTGCTGTGACTACAGCTAAACTAGATACGCCTATAGGTATAGAAACAACATCATCTACATTTAAGATGACTGACCTTAATAGCAATGCGTTTTATCGCACTGGTACATTTACGCCCACTTTTACTAACTTCACTGTAGGTAATGGTAGCGTTTATGGAAGATATATAAGAATAGGTGATATCGTTACTTGCTGGTTTGGTTTTGAATTTGGTTCTACAAGCTCTGTTGGTGGTGGTTTAACAGCCGTTACTGGACTACCTTTTACCTCTGTTGAATTGGTATCGGGGGCATCAAATGGTTACTTCCCTGTTGATGGAATAATATGGAACAATGGAACTGGATGGCACTCTGTTCACGGTAAAATGAATGAAAACAATACAAACGTAATCTATGTGCAAAGAAGAACAGATGACTCAGATGTAAATGCAACAAACCCAATAACATGGGCTAGTGGCGATACGCTCAATTTGACTGTAACTTACGAAACAGATGACGCATAAGGGAGGCTCTAATGGCATTATCTAAAATACAAGCCGAAAGCATGAACCTCGCTGATACTTATGCGTTCACTGGTACTGTAAGCGGTGCTGGTAAAGACTGGACTGAAAGTGCGGCTATAGGAACACTAGACAGTGCCTCACACACTGTTACTGGCATCCCATCTGGAACAAGAGAGATAATGATGACATGGAATAATGTCGGTCATAGTGCCAATTCTAATGCGTACCCAAGAATACGATTAGGAACAAGTGGTGGGTTAGTTACCAGTGGATATGTGACTACTTATGAATATGTTTATGCTGGTAATAGTCACGCATCAGCAAGTGTAACTGACGCACTCGTTGACCTCGGTAATTGGGGCAGTTCTACAGATTGGGATGGATATTGTTATTGTTATTGTTCTGATTTGTCTGGTCATGTTTGGCAATCACAAACAGCAATGCAAATAAATGTCAGCTTTGATGGAATCTATAGAGTCTACAGCAAGATAGACCTTTCAGCAGAATGCGACAGAATTTCCATGAGTGTTCAAACTGGAACATATAATCAAGGAACTGCTAGAGTATTTTATAGGTAGGTAATTATGGCAACAGAAAAACTTGTAAATGCCGTAACTGGCGAAACATCAACACGAACATACACTCAACCAACACCCACAGCAGAAGAAAAGCTAGAGGCTTTAAGAGAAATGCGAAACAAATTGCTTGCTGAAACAGATGTATGGGCTTTGTCTGACCGCACTATGACCCAAGAGCAAACAGATTATCGCCAAGCATTGCGTGACATAACCGACAGCTACACATCACTAGATGATGTTGTATGGCCTACGAAACCATAAGGAGAAATAAATGCCCTATATTGGTGTAGCCCCCTCTAGTGGGCTTTTTAAAAAGCTAGACAGCATCAGTGTGGTAAACGGTCAGGCCGCTTACACAATGCAGTACAACAGTGCGAACTTCAAACCAGCTACTGCTGAACAGCTTATCGTGTCAGTGAACGGTGTTATCCAAGCCCCTATCGATGCTTACACAGTGTCAGGCTCAACGATTACATTCTCAGAGAACCTAGTAACAGGTGACAGTATTGACTTTATTGTCGCTTTAGGCGAAGTAGGTAATACAGTAACCCCTACTGATGGCTCGGTAGATATTAATAAGATGAGCAGCAGTATTATGAAAAACAATGCAATTCGTGTAAATGACACTGCCTTAGCAAGTAGTGCAAATGTAACAATTGCAGCAGATGAGAATGCTATGGTAGCTGGTCCGTTCACTCTGAATGGTGACTTAACTATTAACGGCACGTTTACGGTGGTTTAAATGAGCAAGTTATATGTAGATGAGCTAGCACCTAAAACTGCTGGTAATAAAATTATGATGCCACAAGGTGGTATTATTCAAACGCAATACACACAGCTTAGTTCAACGTCATCAATTTCTTGTACCTCAAACACTGACACAGAAATAAGTGTGTTATCTGTAAACATTACGCCTGTGTCATCCTCCAGCATCATTAAGATTGAAGCAATGGTAAATGGTGAGTGGGGCGATCATGGTGCGGCTTATAACTCTGCTTGGTTTTTTTATAGGGATTCAACAAAACTATCTGCACCTGCTTCTGGCAGTAGAAAAGTTGGTATTTTGATGGGTTCAGCTTTAACTTATGAAGCCGTAGACGCTTCATCCACACCAGAACAAGTAAATTATAGTTACTTTGATGCGCCAAATACTACCTCTCAAATAACATACAAGGTGGGTGTAAATCATAGTCAACCTGATACAAGTTGGTACTTAAATAGAGGCGTAACAGATGCAGATAGTGTTAATGCAGAGCGTGGCATATCATTAATATGTGTAACAGAGATAGCTGGATAGGAGATAATCAATGGCAAGTATACTAGGCGTTGAAACGCTCCAACATACAAACGGCACTACAGCCGCTACGATTGATAGTAGTGGCTCTATTGCAATGGACAACACATACTCAATGTTAATGTTGTCTTTGCTCAGTGACCAAACATCTGATGGGGTTATGACATCTTGGGGAAGCCCCCAACAGTCAAAACAGTTGTCAACATTTGGTAACAACCCTGTAACCCATTCTTCTGGTGTTTTTAGTTTTGCTAAGACAGGCGTATACAGGATTATGCTCTCTTGTAGGATGCTTCATCAAGGCGGTGATAGCACTGTAATGGTTGAAGGTAATGCTAGTTATGATGGCGGCTCAAGTTTTATAATTCACGTTAGAGCAAGTGAAGGTAATTCATCAGGCGGTACAAGCACAGGCGCAATTACGCTTTTAGATTTCTTTAATGTAGATGATATATCTAACTGTCAATATAGATTTAACGTTTCAAGCTTAACTGGAAGTTCGCAAATTTATGGTGCTAGTTCAAGTGCCGCTCAAACTGTTTGTTCTTTTGAACGAATAGCAGATGTACAATAGGAGAGAAGGATGACTTCAGTATTAAAAGTAGACAACATCCAGAACTCCTCTGGAACTAGTGCGTTGACCATTGATAGTAGTGGTAACGTTGATATGGGTGCTAATAGTGTTGTGCAGATTATCACCAACACCTATGACACAGAGCTTAATTTATCAACCAGTTTTCAAGATACTGGATTG